AACGTCCAGCCTTAGCCAGCTTGTCCGCCATAGATTTATATTGGTTATTCATGTGAAATCCTCAGGAAGGCCCGTAGCCAGTTTCTAGCTCTATACCGAAAGCTGTTATGTATAGACTTCCGCTAGTATAAGAAGATGGAGAGAACCTCAATGCGGATCCCTCTGGCAATGTCATATTCAAATTAAGAGCAGTGCTTTGATTGTCATAAAAGGAAAGATTAGTAATAAGCTTTTCATAAGCAGCGCCGCTATCACTTAGCTCTAGATCTCCAGCGACATTTCCTGAAGCACCGTCGAAAGAAAAAATGACAGAAGTCATCAGCGTCTGAATCGTCGAAGACACAGCCTTAGGTGAAACCTCAACAGATCCATACGTCTTGTTTGCAATAACAGGGACAGTGTAAATCACAAGCGGACTGCTGCTCGCTAATGTTTGCTGGCTTAAAATCTTGTACTTATCAGACATAACTAGAACTTAGTCCTTGCAGTCTCGACCCAAACAGAACCAATCAAGCAAAACGTAATGTTGTCATACGTTGAATTAAAAATGAAAGGAGCAGAAGTTAGACGCAGGCCTCCACCACCAGTTGCTCCATCATGTACATGAATATTAGAAGCACTTCCATTTTTCATTAACGTAACTACATCTCCCTGAGAGCCGCCTTTTATATACCAAACGTCAGTCGTGCTAGCAGAGTCTATAAACATAACCCTTTGACCAGAGTAGACGACAAACTCATTGCCAGTAGTACCGGGCGTCAAGACTACAGATACTGTTTGCTGTGTCTTTAAATCTGAAACAACAGGAAGCCTGCACTCTAAGTTGTTTAGAAGTAATGACTCTCTCTTTGACGCAGCGGAAGCGTGCCCGTCAGTCGAGGACTCGGCACTGTTAATGGTAGATGATATCTCAAGCAGATAGCTCTCTAGGTTTCTTCTGAACTGAGACTCCTCTTGCTGGCTGTACTCTCTACCGGGAAGACCGACTGGCCTGAATTGCATCGCCATTATCTAGCCCCATCCGGCCTTGTCTCTACGCGAACAACACCAAGCCTCCACTGCCCACCAATATTAGAAGAAGAGATTCTAAGCGCAGCGGATCTAGCCCTTCCTCTTATATTCATATCTCGAACGTAAGAGTCAGCATTAGACCCAGAGCCAACCGTGTACTCTGTAACTACAGGAGTGCCGTTAGCCGCTGGTGCTGGGAAGTTTGCAGTAACAGAACCTTCACTTGAGGACGTAGCTTGCCCGGGGTAGTACTTACCCTTTACTGAGATATCCACAGAAGTCTGGAGGCTTGCGTTGAAAATCATCAAGTCTGGAATGATCTTGCTGTAAAAAGAAAGCTCATCGCCACTTGAGATATCAATGTCTCCACTCTCTACAAAAGAGTCGATCTCTTCACCGTTCGCCGTGGTGCCGAAGTCATGCATCATGACACCAGTGCATTGAATCTCAGGATACGTCCGACCCGCCCCATCACTCCCCGGCTCATCGTTGTAATCTTTCAAGTATGAAGCCATGGGATACTCTGTAATAACGGCATCCCTCCAAGACGTTCTGTTATTCACGTTTTGCTGGAGTCCGCCTCCAAGATTTAACGGACTCATATCCATGGTCCCGAATGACCAATGGAGACTTTCGTAGTTGAAACAAACAAATTTGTTGGGCTCGTATGAACCGGGGTTTGCTCCAGCAATACCCGGATAGAACCAGAAGATCTCAGAAGATCTTGAGTTCACAGCACCAAAACATTTCTGTGCCTGATCTAGATTGATGTCGTCATACACATAAGAAACAACAGGGCACTCAAGCGGCTGAACAGCTCCACCTGAGTACACATAGAACCCGTCATTACCCATAAAGAAGACAGAGCTAGCAGCATCCACTGCTGCGTAATGAGACACCAGAGATATGTTCGATGAGATCAGGGAGAAAGAAAAGACATCCGGCGGACCAATGAATCTCATTGAGTAGAGAGATGAATCTGTGAAGATCACAACTTCATCTTTGGTTGCCACTCCACCAACGATCCTGCTGCCGGACCTAAGCACCTGACCTCCCGCAGTATTCACAGGAGTGGGAGTCCAATCAAAAGGATTATTCTGGTCTGACCATCTTACAAGCAATGAGTTCTGGGTAGCTGAGCCAATATCATTGCATCCAAAACCAACACAGCTTCCATCTCTGGTGCTGACTAAGAAACTATCTACGACGGTTGGGACATCAGAAGCGCCGGGGAAATTAGTGCTATTCATCTCTACAGCTTTATCTGATAGTTGAAATGTTCCAGACGCTCCCGGTATCCCATTGACTGTCTTAGCACTAGTGTCCCAGTAGTAGAGGGGACCACCAGAGTTAGCGAACATCAAGTCTTCGCCATAGTTAGTGACGTAAACTCTTCTCGCTTCTCCGATTACAACCGGAAGAGTGGATGCATATCCCCAAGGAACCCCACCGTAAGTACCAGTTCCCCACCCCAAGCCAACAGCAGATGCAATGCTTCCAGACGTTACTCTGTAATCAAGAACAACGGCACCACCTGAACTAGCTGGAGCCGTGCTGTTTACAGGAGTGTTAGTTGTCTCGTCTACTATGTAAATATAGTAGTTGTCCAGATCCACGATCTCAGTGATCTGGAAACCTCTGACTTGCGTAAGTAACGCTGCTGTGAATGTTGTAGAGACATCTGAAGCAACAGAAGAAAAGTTGACCCAGTCATTCACTTTTCTTCCATGAGCAACATCATTGACTAAAAGAAATGGAGATCCGTTTGTTGCCGTGAACGGATTTGTCAAATTTATTGGAGCTTCAGTGGGAGTGATGTCATAAGCATCTGCTCCGACAATTACATACTGCTTCCAATTAGTTCCTACGAATTGATACAGGTTGCCAGTGTAATCTCTATAGCTATAAGAAGCTCTACCGACTCCATTCAATTCGTAAAGATTATCTCTGTACCAACCGTTAATAGACTCTACAGCCTTACCCCTAAACTGAATATTGTTGCAGTCGTACCAAGACGGACCAGTGTAATAGCTGGTCGAATCCCTCTTGATACCTGCAGGTATTTCTAGTTTAGTTAGAGGCATTCTACTTCCACACCTTGAAGATGAACTGCCAACCACTAGTGGATGCAGCAGACAGTCCTGTTCCAGTCTTCGGAACTATAGAAAGCCAGCTAGGTGAGCTACCTGCTTGCAAATTCAAAGTTGAACTTGTAAACCATACTATCCAACTCCTTTGAATAGCATTTTGATGGTCAGCCACCCCAGATGCGCCCAAGTTTATAATATCGTTCTGGTTATAACCTAAATCAGGAGTTGCACTTGTCCTTTTTAAGTAGACTTGAAAAAAGCTCGGTGCATTGCCAGTTCCTAGTGAAGTGCGAGTCATAGAGACGCTATAACTTGCATTGGCTCCACCTACATAATTGTATGTACTCTCAAAATAAGTGCCCTTATCATTCTGCAACTTTGTGTGATAAGGCGTACCCCACTGAGCAGAATTTCCATTTGTATTTATCTGTAATAAATCATCACCGGCAGTCCCTGTGGTGATATGCAAGCCCGGATAGATCGCTCCATAGCTAGAACCAAAGCTAAGATAAGCGCCTGATGAGGTGAGCTTGGCGCTGCTGTTCGCAGTGAAGAAATTAACTGTAGCGTTATTAGCAGTGGTCGCGCCTAGTACAGCATTGAGACTACCCGCAGAGCAATCTAAATCATCTACAGTGACTGTGCCTGTCGTAAAGTTAGGAGATCCTGTAAACGTGGGAGATCCTGTGAACGTACCAGCTAACGAGCCTCCGGCAGTAATGTCAGCAGCACCGTTCATTTCAATAGGTGCAGTTACCGTTACTTTGTTCCCTACAGTGTTAGTATCGAATGTCATCAAGGAAGCAGCAGTTCCTTCCTTGATGTCAAGCGCAGTCAATGATGCAATATTGAGATTTACATCTACACCTGCAGCCCTTGCATCAAGGTTTCCGTCTAGCTGAATCCCAGCATTTGTCTCAACTAACTTGTTGAATACAACTTTCTTGCCGCCAGTAGTGCTGTCTACGGTTATAAAGTTATCAGGAGTGTCGTCTCCTACCGTTAGAGATGCCCCCGCATTGCTCCTTAGGACTAAATCTGTATTTTGGGCACTGGAGTCTATCGACGACGCACCGGACACGATCGTATTAACACTTGATCCTTGAGCGAGTTTCAAGTGGTTAACCGAAGTATCTACAGTGACAAACCTACCGGCAGCAGTTCCGTCTCCAATATCAAGGGCATCTGCTGTAGATCCCGCAACTACAATGTCTGCTGCATCAGGGAAGATAATGCTGCTATCGATCTGGAGATCCGACAGTAAGTTGTAGACAGTTTCAGTAACAATGCTGCCAGTGGTTGGTCCTGCGTATAGAACAACAAAGGCATGGGCACCGTCTTTCACGATAAGGTTAGTACCACTGCCATTGTCCAACTCTATATCTAATCCGACACTATTCTTAATGACGTATATACGGCTCACATAGTTGAACGCAGAATTACCTCTGATCTGTATCTTTGGTCGGGTTGTTCCGGTTACACCGGGCCAAGTAAACTCTATGTATGCAGACCTTCCCTTGGTTGTATTGTCGTAAGCATCGACACCTTCAGGGACGGTAAAAGTTGAAGTCACGGTCCCCGGAACCCAGCTACTAACATCTCCACCTGCAGTATTTGATATATCAACAGAGGCTGAGTAACCAATCGATTGCTCTACCTTCTCCCAGTTCTTATTAGTGGAAGTTCCCCAGCTACCTGCTTCGTCGCCGGTAGCAATGAGTTTGATTTGGTAATTACTGGAATAAGTAGCCATTACTGAACCTGCTGATTAGGGGCAATCAATATAGGACGAGGCCTGAAGTCATCCCCGTTATCGCCCTTGTCGATTAAGTTTTTGATTAGCATGATCCCTTCCATGAACTGCTTCTCGTAATATTGAATAAGATCCTGAGATCCCTTCATATATATGTAGGCGTTCAGAAGAGATCCATAAAGAAGTACGTCGGGGAACACGGTAGACAGCCACGTTGCTGTTCCTGCATTAACAAGTGAATCGCTAGATGTCTTTCCGTAATAAGTGACAGTCATCTGATGGAGTGATGCTGAAGGGATAGGGCCTAGCCTTATATTCAAAGAAGGCTCAAGGCCAGATATGGATGCATCACTGATGGCGTAATACTTAGGCACTCCAGTAGATGGAGCGGATGAGGATCCGCTGTATGCCTCCAGTAAGAAATCATAATCTTTCTTTAGCAGATATCTTACTGGTCCGTATTCAACTCCGGGGTCTGCCTGAGCAGCAACAGCATTCTCTGTGATCCTCACAGATAAGACGTTAATGACACCCTGAGCTAAGGCATATTCAGATTGATTAACCGTCGTCAGTACAGAAACTTGACTCTTCCACTGGGAAGGAAGATCTACCGCAGCAAAGATCCTATCCTCCGCTCCAATAATGAAGTTAGGGATATTGGCTACAAAACTAGTTTCTGCATTTTGGCAGTAGTCTTGTATAGCCGTACTCATCTCTGCATAAGTGCGTAGAGCCATTACTTCTTAGATCCGCCGACCATGTAATGACTAGTGCCGCGAGTTGCAGCGCCAGTTCCTCTGGTCTTTGTCTGATGGGGGCGACCACCAGATTTGCTGACAAGTCCACCAACTTGATACCGCTGCATCTTCTCGACCTTCTGCCCGGTCTTAGCAGCGTAAGCCTCGGCTTCCTTTAATCCATCGGGCGTGTAAGCAAAGTGTTTCTTTCCTACTTTCGGCATTTTAATCTCCTAAAGATCTGGGTTATGGAACGCAACCACTTTTACGTAGTGGATGTCGATATCACCAGCATCGTAGTCCGGGCTCAGACCTGCTTCGTTTCTAGGATCAAAGTAATCAAGCCTTATGATAGGTATTGTCCCGGTCCAGTCTGGGTTGTCGCTCATATCGAAGACGATTTTGAATCTGCTTGCCATGCC